CCCCTGAAGCGTTGGCATACGCCTACGACCAACTCCAAAGAGAGTTCTCGCAGTCGCGTCAACAGCCGCAAGAGGTTGAAGAAGAACCAGAAGTATCCAGTCAATTCAGTGAAGAAGTCTTCACGCGATTGTCAGAAGAGTTTGATGCGACTGGTGATGTCTCTGAAGACTCGCGTGAGCGGTTGGCTCAGTCGGGTATTCCGCGTGTAATGATCGACAACTATGTTGAAAGTCAGAAGATCATTGCCGAGCAAGAAGTACAATCGACGTTTGAGGCAGTCGGTGGTGAAGAGAACTACAACGCCATGCTGCAATGGGCATCGAACAACTTGCCTGATACAGAGATTGATGCTTTCAACGAAATGATTAATGGTGATGCTGGTGTTATGCAGACTGCCGTGAATGGTATGTATGCACGCTTTGTGCAATCCCAAGGTGCCCCGCTGTTGCAGGGCGAGACAGGAAACACCATCCCGAATAGTGGAGCCTTTCAGTCTCGTGCCCAAGTGACGGAGGCAATGTCTGATCCTCGATATAAGAGAGACCCAGCCTATAGGCAACAGGTCTACAACCGCCTTCAAAACTCAAACGTACTTTAATGGAGCAATCAAATGGATAAACCCGGATATAAGACTACTGAATTTTGGCTTTCATTATGTGCCGTTGCCCTTGGTGCGGTGATTGGTTCTGGAGCCATTCCTACTGATGGCCCTTGGGTCCAAGTTGTTGCCCTGCTCAATACTGCTTTGGTTGCAATGGGCTACACAGGATCTCGCCTCACCCTCAAGAATGGAGTTAAATAATGCCCAGTCACTACAATCACCCCAAACGTAAAAAGTTTGAAGACTTACCAGAATCAACACGAGCAGAACTAAATGCTGGTGGGGCAAACATGAAGCCCGGAGTGGCAGTGCAAAGACCAAGTGGTCCCCGCCAAACCCCACGAAAAATTGATCCCAGTACCGGGATGAAGGATCGTCGGAGTTTCGGGGAAAAGAGACTGTCATCAGGCTTTTATGGGTTTGCTCAGAAGATCTATAAAAAGGCCCGTACAATGCTACAAATTCCTAAAGCAGCAAAAAGTAAGCCGGTGAACACTAAATTCCGTGGTGTCCGCTAATAATGAAATTTCAGTGGAGACAACTATGCAACAGATCATTGCGAGTGTACTGGTGTCTCTACTTACTCCGATCATTACATGTTTGGTTAACGCGAAGAATACTGCGATGGATGCCCGTCCTACTCCTCACCGTGAGCGGTGGAATGAGCGGGTGCGGAAGTTCAAAAGTAGTATTCGTAAGTGAGTCCGATGGACTCGTCAGGCTCGGCTCCGATGTTCGGGGCCATGTCTATTTCTGGGATGGAACCGCGTGGGTTCTATCTCAATCCCCTGTGGACCTTCCTGAAGGTTGGTTTGCAGGATCTATTGGTGCTGAAGAAGAACAAGAATAACTTTGACCCTGCTGCGGTAGGACAATCTTTGCGACATCTAAGTCCAATCAGCCCGAACTAACTCTAACTTTTCTTAGAAAGGAAATGTCTCATGGCAGCACAAAACTCCATGAACCCAATCGACGTTTCTCGTTTGGGTCAAATCAATGCGACTGGCGATGCCAGTGCAATGTTCCTCAAGGTCTTCTCTGGTGAAGTCCTTCAGGTGTTTGAAGAAGCAAACGTAATGATGCCTCTTCATACTGTCCGTACTATCTCTAGCGGTAAGACTGCTCAGTTCCCAGTGATGGGTACTGCTTCGGCTAAGTACCACACCCCCGGTGAATCTATCCTCGGGTCTGGTCTGGACTCCTCCGGTTCGGATGGTGTTCTCGACGAAGCCAAGTACCTCTCCAAGGTCAAGCACGCCGAGCGTACTATTAGCATCGATGGCACTCTTGTCTCGTCTGCATTTATTGCTGACATTGACGAAGCCAAGAACCACTACGATGTTCGATCTGGCTACACCACCGCTATCGGTCGTGAACTGGCTTACCACTCTGACCGTGCGTTGATCCGTACCGTCATCGCTGGTGCCCGTGCTACGACTGACCGCTTTAATGTGGCTGCTGGTACGTCCACTCAGTTCCTCGGTGCCGCGATCAACGAGGCTGGTGCTGGTGCTGTTTACACCGCTGCTGAGATGGTCACTGCTATCGCCAGCATTGCTCAGAAGATGGACGAGAAGAACGTGCCTGCTGAAGGTCGATATGTTCTCCTCACCCCTGCTGAGTATTACAAGTTGGTGTCTTCGGGCAATGATGCCATCAACACCGACTTCGGTGGTATGGGATCTATCGCCACGGGTGAAGTGGCTCAGGTTGCGGGTATCCGTATCTTGAAGTCCAACCACATCCCAAATAGCAACGAAGCAGGCACATTGTTTGATGATGCTGCTATTGCTAACAACCCATTCGATGCTACTGGTTCCGCTGGCTACTCAGCCAACTTCAGCAACACTGTCGGCGTTGCTTTCCAAACCGAAGGTGTGGGCACCGTTAAGTTGCTCGACCTTGGCTTGGAGTCTGAGTACCAACTCGACCGTCTTGGCACCCTGATGGTTGCTAAGTATGCAATGGGTCACGGCGTTCTTCGTGAAGAATGCTGCTACGAAATCGTCTCTGCATGATTTTCTCCCTGAGACTACTTGTGTAGTCTTGATTCTCCCACAGGTCGGGGCATCTTCGGGTGTCCCGGCCCTTTTTACAAGGAGTTGTAATGCCTTCAAGAACGTCTGAACTCAACGCAGTCAACACCATGTTGTCTGTCATTGGTGAGCCTCCAATCAACAGTCTCACCGGGACGCAGAATGCTGATGCTGCTATCGCACAAAACATCCTCGATGAGGTTGCACGCGAGGTTCAGGGTGAAGGATGGCACTTCAACACCTTGCACAATCAAACACTTTCCCCTGACTCCAGTGGCGAGATTATTCTCGCTGCTGAAGTTCTCCGCATTGATAACGATACGACTGTACCCCCAGACTCATCATCGACTATTGGTGCGGATAACCGTGAGGTCATCCAGCGGGGAACCAAACTATTCGATAAGACGAACAACACCTTCACGTTCACTAGCAGCGTGAGATGTGCCATCGTCTTTGTCTACGACTTTGAAGAACTCCCAGAAGCAGCCCGTCGATACATCACTGTGCGGGCAGCACGCATCTTCCAAGACCGTATGGTCGGCTCGGTCAAGGGCAATGCCTTCACCCTCCGTGATGAGCAGAAAGCCTTGGCTACCCTCCGTGAGTTTGAGGGAGATACTTCTGACCGTACTATCTTCGACAATATGGACACCTTTCAAATCGTTAACCGACGTTCAGGTATTAGAGGGAGCGGATACTGATGGCACTGATTACCACTGATATTCCTAATTTGATTGGTGGTGTTAGTCAGCAGCCTGATGTGATGCGACTGATTAGCCAATGTGAAGTTCAAGAGAACGCCATCGGTAGCGTCGTTGAAGGACTGAAGAAGCGTCCTCCAACAGAGTTTGTTCAAAGTCTTATCACAGGTGTTGCTTCCGATGCTTTCATTCATCATGTCAATCGTGATGCTAATGAACAATACTTTCTTGTTGTCGATGGTGGTGGAACTGTCAAGGCATTTGATATGGCAGGCAACACAAAGAATGTTGTTGTGGATGATGAGGTTGGTGAACCCGCAGCAATAACTACATATTTCACCTCAAGTAATCCACGGGCTGACTTCAGGGCTGTGACGATTGCTGATGTAACCTTCTTGGTGAACACCGATACTCAGGTGCTTCAAGCGGGCACACTATCGAGTGGCTCCGTGAATACTCACGAGGCTCTGGTGGTTGTCCGTCAGTCACCCGCGAACTTCTCTAAGTGTCAACTTGAGTTGTCTGTGAATGGTGAGGATGCAAACCTTGACTCTGATCCGGGCACCGGCGGTGTCCAGCCCGAGTTTGGATATGGCTCTACCGTGGGCGACGGTAAAGATGGCATTACTACTGCCACTCAAGTTGCTGCTGCGTTGAATGCATTTAGTCCGTCCTCAGGATCGTTGGATCTGACTGCACCCAATACCGGCACAACTACTGTCTATGTCTCTGCGAATGAGGCATTCAACCTCACTGCATCCGATGGACTTGGAGGACAGATCCTCTTGGTCATCAAGGATGACATTGAGAACTTTGCAGACCTCCCGTCTGTCGCTAAACACGGCATGGTCATCAGAGTAATCGGTAACCCAGAGACGGGCGTGGATGATTACTATGTCAAGTTTGTTGGTGATAATGATCAGACTGGGGTGTGTCAGGGTCGCTGGATTGAGACAACCGCAGGCGGTATCAAGAATGATTTCGACTTTGCCACCATGCCCCATGTCCTTGTCCGGCAGACTAACGGAGACTTTCAACTTAACCAAGCAGACGGTTCGTATGGTGGTTCAGCCGCAGCACCTATGGGGAACTTCAAGTTCTCCCCCAGACAAGTTGGTGATGAACTAACGAACCCGCCTCCTACCTTTGTGAATAATAAGATCAGTGAGATCTCATTCTTTAAGAACAGACTCGTACTTCTGTCTGGAGAGAATGTGATACTGTCTGAAGTTGGGGAATACTTCAACTTCTACCGCACCACCGTGGCTCAACTCCTTGACTCTGCTGTCATTGATGTAGCCGTTGGTGGTGCATCTATTTCAAACCTCAAGCAAGCAGTCCCCTTCTCCAACAGGTTGATCCTGTTCTCTGACCGCACCCAGTTCAGTCTTCAAGGCGAGCAAGTGCTGTCCCCACTGACTGCTTCGATTACCCCCCAAACTGCTTTTGAGATTACCCCGAACACCAAACCCGTGGTGGCAGGGTCCAGTCTCTTCTTCGCTTTTCCTCGTGGAGACTTCAGCGGTGTCAAACAGTTCTTCAAAGTTAATGAAGTCGATATTCAGTTTGATGCCGTTGAAGCATCTGCTCAGGTGCCGAAGTACATCAAGGGCGATATCAAGCACATGGCAGCATCTACCCACGAGGACATGCTGTTTGCTGTAACTGATAATGACCCAACTAATTTATATGTCTACAAGTTCATGGATCTCAACGGTCGGCGTGAATTGTCGGCGTGGTCCAAGTTCACCTTCGGTGGCAGTATCTACTCGGTGTTCCTGATTGATACTGATCTGTTTATCCTGATCAAGTATGGCAACGATCTGTTCCTTGAGAAGATGCAGATGCAAACAGGACTGACCGATGTGAATGTCGATTACGTCACCACCTTGGATCGTCGTGTGTACAAGACAAGTGGCACATACTCAGCCGCTACCAACACCACCCAATGGACTGGATTGGTCTACACACCCTCGGCATCTGCTGAAATCTATACCAATACTGGGTTCAAATTGACCGTCAGCACTAGGGGAAGCGGCACTATCACGGCATCTGGAGACTTTTCTACCACGCCTGTGTACATCGGAGAGCCATATACCATGCGTTATGAGTTCACCAAGCCGGTCATCAAAGACAAGGATCGCTTCGGCAACCAGCGTCCGATGCCAAGTATGCCGGGAAGCAGGCACCAGATCCGCTACGTCACCGTGATGTTTGATGAGACTTCGTTCTTCAACATCAGGGTCACGCCCACAAATGGTGATCCTATTGAGTACCCATTCTCTGGGCGGTTCTATACATCCACCTCAAGCACCACTGATGTCCTACCATCATCCCAAGGATCATTCAGGGTGCCAGTATTCTCACAATCATCGGAAGCCAAGGTTGAACTACTCAACTCCAGTGGCCTTCCAAGTAACTTCCAATCTGCCTTCTTTGAGGGCGACCTGACCTCTCGATCTCAGAAGAGATGATAAGGATCAGGACGAGCATTCTGCCTGATATCCCTCGTACTGTAAGCGAGTTAAGAACGGCAGACTATGAGGAAGTAATGGCACTGGGTGAGGATGCCCATGATGCTATTTACTATGCGTATGTCCACGGCGAGTGTTACACCGCTTTGGACAACGAAGGAATTATCTGCATGTTCGGCGTGGTCCCTGAGGGAGACGCTGGGCGTGTCTGGTTACTCGGCACCGACAGGGTGCTATCAAATCCCATTGCATTCTGCCGACTATCGAAGAAGTGGCTGCTGCGGCTCCGCCCTCGATATAGGATGCTTTTTAATGTTGCAGACGCACGCAATGATCTGACGATTAGATGGCTGCAATGGTTGGGATTTGAATTCGGAAACACATTAACACTCGGGCCTGCGGGCCATCAATTCAAGGAGTTCTGCTTATGGCAATCGGTACAGCCCTAATGGTCGGAAGTGCCAT